CATTGTTTCTTGGGTTTGATCTCTATGATATACTTTTTGATCGAACCATTCGATTCTTTCACCTTGATATAGAAATCAGGAAAGTATCTATGAACCTTGTTATCAATGGGTGAACGGTATGGGAGAGCAATCTCTTCACTTCCCCACTGTAAGATATTTTCATTCAAGTCACAATACACCATAAACTTGCGTTCCCAGAGAGAACGGTATATAATGTTTGTTGGATCACCTTTGTATTTCTTTGGATAAGAAGGACTATATTTTCCCTTATATGACATCTAAATACTTAATAATATAAAAGCGTATAGGTATTTAGAGTGTCGATAGTTCAAAGAATTACGATGGACGACGCCAAAGCAGAATTTGGCGATCTTTCTCTAACTAATCAATATCAGGTTCATTTTGCTGGATTCAACCAATCTATCATTAAGTATCTGAGAGAAACTGGTATTAGTAATGCCAAAGATTATATCTCTCGTAAGATGGGTATTATGTGTGCCGATGCGTCACTGCCTGCTAGTGCTCTAGCAACTGGTGATGTCAAGGACAACTTTATGGGTGTGTCCCAAGAGTTTGCACATAGTAGACTATACACTGATATTGATTTTACATTTTATCTGTCTAGTGATTACACACTCCTGAAAATATTTGAAGGGTGGATGGATTACATCACTAGCGGTGCAAATGGAGAAGTTCAGGAAACCGAAAAGAGTTTTTACAGAAGACTCAGATATCCTGATGACTATAAGATTAGTACGATGTATATCCATAAGTTTGAAAAAGATTATGGACGATCATTGCAATATCAATTCATCAATGCTTTCCCCAAAGCAATCTCACCGATGCCGGTTTCATATGGCGCAGCAGATCTGATGAGGGTCACTGTAAGTTTCAATTATGACCGCTATATACTTAAGCGTGGTGCTGCAACACCTTTTTAATAACTGATAATCGTTATGCCTTTACCAAAGATTAATACTCCGACTTATGAGTTGGTCTTGCCATCTAATAACAAGAAAATCAAATACAGACCTTTTCTTGTTAGGGAAGAAAAGATTCTAATTTTAGCACTTGAGTCGGAAGATAGTAAGCAAATTACTGATGCCGTTGTTGAGATTCTCAGCGAATGTGTCTTGACAAAGGGAGTAGATATTAATACACTTCCTACTTTTGATATTGAATACATTTTCTTGAACGTTCGTTCTAGATCTGTTGGAGAAAGTGTTGAAGTCAGTGTCACCTGTCCCGACGACGGTAAGACTGCCGTTGAAATGGTAGTCAATCTTGATGACATTAAGGTTAAAAAAACCAGAGGTCATAAAGATACCATCAAACTAGATGATACTCTTTCAATGAAGTTGAGGTATCCATCAATCAAACAGTTTGTTGAGAATAACTTTGAAGTTGATTCTGACAGTGCAGTGGCTCAGTCTCTGAGTATGCTCGCATCTTGTATTGATATGATCTATAATGATGAGGAAAGTTGGGAAGCAAATGACTGTTCTAAAGAAGAACTGGATGAGTTCATTGAACAGTTGAATACAAAGCAATTCAAAGAAGTTGAAAAATTCTTTGAAACGATGCCTAAATTATCTCACACCCTTAAAGTGGTAAATCCTGTCACAGAGGTAGAATCTGAAGTAGTTTTAGAGGGATTAGCATCTTTTTTCAGTTGAGTATGGCTCATACTAATCTTGAGTCATACTACAAAATTAACTTTGCTTTGGTTCAGCATCATAAATATTCATTAACAGAACTAGAAAATATGATGCCATGGGAGAGAGAAGTCTATGTGACTCTTCTCAAACAGCACATTGAAGAAGAAAACCTAAAGGCACAACAGCAGAGTGGCAATTAATTCACCATTAGGATCAGCAGCACCGAAACTTGGGAAGTCTCTCATATCTTCCTCAGTTTTTAGTGCGCCGATTGCTGCTCCAAAAATGCAGAGTAGTAAGTTATTAGATATAGATACAGATCAACTTAAGACTAATGTTGATCGAGTAGACGATATTGTTGCTCTAGAGAATAGAGTTGCAACCAATGAAAAGAAGATAACGATAACAAAAAATATATTAAAATTACAGCAGCAGAATAGAACAAAGGTAAACGAATCTCTGTCGGAAGTTAATAATATTCTTACAGATATTGGATCTGCTCTTGCCCTTGATTTTGCAAATAGAATTTCTAATGAGCAAGAAGAAGCAAAAGAACAAAGTGCAGAGAGGCAGAAAAAGAAAGTAAAGAAGGAAGAGTCTTTCCTTGAGAAGACTAGAAATAAAGTTAGTGAGAAGATTACTTCGACTGCTAGTGCAGTAATGAAACCCGTTCGGGGTATTTTTGAAAGACTTAAATCTTTTGCACTTACTGT